CCTATCGTTAAATTTTATGGGTAGAAACCTAAATTGTAATTGTTTGCACCCCTGATTGAATGACCCAAATATGTACCAGAATTTATGATACCCAATCGACCATCATCACCCAATTTAGTGTACAAATTGACAGAAACATCAACTGATGTTTCCTCTGTTGCACGCCCAATCAAGTAATATCCAACCAAGATAAAGCCATATTCAGAATACGCATTATTAGAACCAATTGCATTGATTATCTTATATTTTGTATTTCTTTGATATGGCACATCCATTTCATAAACTACTGATCCATCAACCTGACTTCCAACATTATTTATAGGTAAGACTTCATATGGCGCGAGTGTTGCATTTGTACCAACATACCACGCATCCAAAGTCTCAGCTACAGAATTAGCAAAAGCATCAAATGTTGCAGCATCCATAACACTAATAAGATCAGGATTTATATAATAACAAAAAGGAACAAAAGGGTTTTTACCATCTGCTGAAAAAGCTTGCATCTCAAATCGAACCTTCATTGATCCTCTGTAACCAGAGAAAATGTCAATAGCAGACATTAGAGAACCACCTCCATAATTATACACATTCGTACCACCGGACGTATACAAATTGGTTGAGCCACTAGTGGTGTTATTGAACCCAGTCGCTGGATTAATAAGAAAAGCTGCTGTATTGCCTGTAACTATAGTTTCGTATGACTTAACAAAGTTCCATCTCTTAAGTAACTGCTTCAATGAAACAACATTATCGGTATTATAATCAGGAGTTCGTGTGCTCTTTGCTGACATGAGTATAGACTCAGCATGAGTCATAACACCTGTTGTCATCATATTAGCTAACTCAAAGTCATCTGCTCCAGATAAAGTAACTATCGCTGTTATCGTAGTTGGACTTCCTCCGGGAGATATCAATGGAGTCATTGCATACATAGCCAACTGTCCCATAATCATATCATAAACCGTCCAATCATATCCAAAAGGAGCTGTTATATCAATTGGACCATGTGGCACCACTAACCATGGAGTCTCCGAGTTATATGGAATCTCAATTTCCACCTCTCTCTTATCACCTCCAATATCGATTATAACACCATGGGAGGAAGACCAATCAACAAACGTTGTTGGTGTGACAGCCTTATAAAACAAAGCCAGATAGAATTTCATAGATTGAAATCTATTCATAAAAAATCTTATCTTCATTTTAAGGCCACCTCTCCAGTATTTAAAATACTGAGATATCCCTTCCAATGGCGAAATACCATATGGAATACTTGAGGAAGTAGCAAAAACCGTAGGTGCTGGACAAACTGGTATATTAAATATCTGTTGTCCAACAGTCGCACTAGTTGATATAGAATATGTTGCAAAATAATGCTCTCTCTTCTTGAAAATATGATCAAGAGACATCTCATCAATCTGCGAATTAAACATTGATCTATCAGAAACTTGTTGTGAACCAGCTACCAAAGACAATCTCTCAATAGGATGTGGATTATTCGAATTATTCAAAGATGGATACCTAATAGTAATAGGTGATCCATTCAAATTAATAGGAACATCGTCCATCATACCAAGATGAGCATCCAACTTATCACCCTTTATATTCGTAGGTAATGTAGCATTTTCAACCTGACTCAAATTATTATTAACTGTTGTAAAATTAAATAAACCCTGAGTTCTTCTCAATAAAACAGGAGAAGAAGTCTCAATAGGTCGTAAAAATTTAAATTCTTGATTCTCTAAAAAACACGTGATAGTATAATTTACCGACGCTATCCCTCCTAATGGAGCCAAAACATCCAAATAAATGGTAGCAATGGTAGCAAAAGGGTCAACACCATTTCTGTTCCAACGGAAAGGAAGAACAAAATCAGCAGTTGAAGAATTATCAGAAATATCTAATATCACATGTTGCCTAAAAAATCTGTCATAATTAGTAGATACAACATCTTGAAAATGAATAGCATAAACAATAAGAGAACCAGACGATAACGGTGTCCCTTGAGTGCTAACAACAAAATGTAAATCGCCGCGAAATGACGTAAAAGTTTGCCCAACTGTATTAAGAACATGATTACCAGTAAAATAATCGGTAGGAAAATTAAACTTAATCAAATTAGTTCCAGCTGTTGCAGAAGATGACCACGCACCAGAATCAATAAAAAACGGTTTTGACGTTGTTTTCTTATAATTCCAGTCTATTTCTAATAAATCGTGTTCATCTTTAACCCTTGAAACATCAGCTAACTGCAAATTATTTTGTGCAGTATATGCTGTACCACTAGCTGTATGAGCAGAAGTTATAGGCATATTAGATAAAAAAGAATCTGAAGGAGCAATCTCCTTCGTTTCAAGAGTCTTTGACCCTTGAATATCAAGACTTGTTACAGCCTTGGTTAGTTCATTAATTGACTTATCCATAATTAAATAAATATTTGAAGAATTTTAAATAACTTCCTTCAAAGTTATGGGAAATTTACCGTCGATCCCAAAGACAAGAACTTTTAAAAATCAAAGATTAATTGACCCTTCAAATGATACTCATAATCCAGATCAACAAAATCTATTAGTCCAAAATTTAATCGCTTCTTTTCCATTCCACTCTTAAGCTTTGATTTGATTTCTTGAAAATAACTTTCACCCCAAAAATAGGCATATCTCAAACAAGTATTGATAATCATTTCTGTTGTCATCAATTCTGAGTCACGTTGCCATGACACCATCTCTTGAATAACTGATTTCTCTAAACCCGCCTGATATTTACCATATTTAGGATTAAACACAAAATGTGATTTTAAATAAAAACACTCTTCCAATTTCTTAAAAGAGGTTAACTCAGCTGTCTTGACAGAACTAGTATAATCAATACCGTGCATATTCATGAAGTCACGAAACTTCTTAGCATCAAAATATTCTGCTAACTCCGATGTAATTCCCACTAAATGGTCATCACCATGGACAAACTTTCGCATATGTTTAGCAAACATAGCTGGAGTATGCCAACTTTCTGGAGTTAAATGCAAATACGCTAACGCTAAATACATCCTATTAACAAAATTGTTAAAAGATGAAGTAATTCGTCCACCAGATGGATTACCCTGCATTTTCATATACACATCTCCCAAAACTACCATTGGAACAAAGCAATGCATAGATACTAATGTTTGTCGCTCACAAACAAACTCGTCATTATAACAAGTATTTATAAGCTTAGCATAGTATCTAAAAAACTCTGGTCGAATAGTACTATCAAACTGTTTATAATCACCATCAAAGTGAAAGTCATATTTCTTTAAATCCCTATATATTGTATCCCAATGGCTACTATAGATATTAATACCTATTGTTGTACCCATCTCCATTGCATGCTCTGCCTCTTTATCAATAAAATCATCAAAGTATCTGCGCATAAGAATTGTCATCTCTACTGGAAACACTGTAAATGTACGAGTTTTAACATCAAAAATTTTTTGAAGTGAAACACGCTCATCTTTAAGCGTTGCTATAATAGCAGTAGGAGGTGACACATTTCTATGTAACAAGTTATCCCATGAATTAAGTTTATCATTAAGAAGTTGTTTTATAGTTAAGACTCCAGTTTTGGAATCTTGATCTATTAAATTACTCTTATTGATTCCCTTTGTACACCACGGGTAACCAGCAGATGTCTTCAAATCTAATTTCTCAATAGACGGAGTATGCGTAGCATTAATTGCATCATTGTAAGAAAATGTTTGTAATTTATGCCTCTTTATAGGATCATATATAAGTTCAACTAACTTAAAAGCTCTTTCCATCTGACCTTCATCAAACCTCAATATGGGTGTTCCATATTTTGCTATAGATTTTAACATAGGAGATATTTTCTTTGCATTTCTTGGATCCGTCGGACTCAATACTGCAGGCTCCGATTCATGGGGTTGTAACACCTCAAAAAGCGGAGATGGTCGTATTTCTGTTTCACCGTGCTGATACATGGGTTTAACCCCACCTAAATGAACAAGATTACCAGTTAAATAATTAATTGGTTCTTGCTCCTTAACATCAACCATTTCCATGTCTATCAGAAACCCTTGAGTTGTCTTCTTTTTGAAAACAACCTGGGCTTCCTGTAACATTTCAATAGTTAATACAGCCGAATTTCCAGAATACTCATCACCTGCAACATGAATTCCACTCAATTTTCGCATATGTCGGACATCACTTAGTAATAAAGGCGATCCACAATCACCCGTTCTAAACTTAACGTTATATTGCCACATAACTTTAGGTTTAAAAGATTTACCAAGTGGGTCTTCATATGCAACATTCTCAACCAAGAAAGCATCGACAGTTTGAACGAAACTGACCTCACGTTTTGCAATCAAAACAGCTGGTTCATGATCTTGCATCTGAGCATTATCATGAGCCAAATGTTTTTCAATAGATCTATATGCAGGGGCTTGACCCAACACATTAATAAACGCAATATCTGTATCTTCTCGCTCAACCACAATATCTTCATGTAATAGCACCTCAATATCAACTCCACCCCAACTCATCGTTAAGATATCACCTTTCTTGTAAGTACTGTCACCTCTCCATAGCAAATGTTTTGGTACAACAACTATTGTTCCACCTAAAGCTAAACCCCACATCGTATTAGATATAAGTCTATCTTCATGTTTAATAACAGTTGTAACCTGTAATATATTCTTTGATATAGCCGAAACCACATCATCGATATTTACATCAATTCCCATTGTACGCCTCAAAACCTTATAATTCTTCTTAACATGCTTTGTAGTAACATCTCCTGACAAACTTTGCGTAAATTTACCGGCGACACTTTTCATAAAGTGTTTCAAAATCACATATGAAGCAGAACCAACCAAACAACATCCAATCAAGTATTTCAACGAAATACCAAAAACCTGGAAGTTCATGGCGGCCTCTGCACTCAACAATATACGATTTATTAAACCTGTAAATTCATGCTCTGCTGCATCAGTCTGTAAAACCTTATCAATCAACTTAACACGCTCAGACATCTTAGGAATATTTAGCAAATGATTGTTGCGTTCAGCGAACTTCAGATATGATGCTAACATAATATCTTTCAATTCATCTAAATCAGCAATTCCTCTAATTACTCTATCCTGATATCCAATTGGATCCAATAAAGACATATTCACCCAGCTATAATCAAAATTTTCAAAGTCAACACCTGTGTTTGACTTGAACTTCAATTTAACCAACAAATCACGTCTTCTATTGAATGCATTAAGCTCTTTTATGTACGGAGATGATGACAAATAACTACTATTAGATGTAACTATAATAATTCTTGATGTAAACCTAACTTCACCCTTAATTCCTTGATCAACGTTATCAACTGATGACACTTCAAGTGGTAAATCTATCGTATCGACAAATTTTATCAACCACTTCTCTTCTTCGTCAGCTGTAAATTGAACATAATCATTAAGAATAAAAATAGGCTGATTATTATATCCATCAAAGTATTTATTTGCCGTATTGTGACTAAAAACATATTTTGAAGTATCCACACCATCCAACAATTCATCATTCAACAAGTATCTCAAATATTCATCAGCTAAAGATTTAGCCAAAGTACTCTTTCCTATACCAGAATCACCAGCTAACCATAACACATATGGCATGCTTCGCTTTCCCGGTAACAGACCCATCTGAGCTGCTTTATCCTTCGTTTCATCTAACCAATCTAAATCCTCCTGGATCATACTAGCCAATTTTGCTTTCCTATAATTTTCTGACATAATTGCATTCTTAATATAGTCATAAGTATTGAAAAACAAACTTAAATTATGCGAATTATAAAACAGCTCTGATAAGCTTTTTGCCTTTAACATATGCAATGTTATCAATCTATCTCGAAGTTCCGGATGTGTACTTAAAGTACAATATAATGAAAAAGTTGGAAACTTTTCACTCAATATAACTCTAATTATATCCGGTAACATCTCAATAATATTAACAACAATTGTATCAACTGCCTTCAAAGTTAACAAACTAGATCCCATAGACTTAATAGCACTCATAATGCCTTTTAAAGTCGTTGGTTCTGTCTGTTCTCCCAGAATAACAGTTGCTATTAAAGCAATAGCACCATGAATAAATGTAATCTCTCCACCCTGAGTAGTCCTAAAAGTTGCTTGCGACGAACTACTAGTTGGAGCAAAACTTGTTAAACAATTCATAATTAACGGTCCAAGATAATTATAAATAGCTTTACCAGCAATAGCACCTGTAACAATCATAAATGCAGTATCTAAATCAACCTTCCCTGTATAAACACGGGAAGCTTGCCATAGAACAACACCAATGATGTCCAAGTTATTACGAATCGAATCCATTACATCTTTAGAAACAGCACTAACTGCCGTAGCAGCAGTAGAAACAGTAGTCACACTTTTATAGGTGTAATACCATCCAACTGCGCTAGCCGCATATAATGCTGCATCTGTTGCCAAAGTCAATAATCCTTGAGTCTCTTTCTTTGTTTCTTCTGGTATGCCCACCATACCTGGAACAAACTCCAAAGCCTCAGGATTAAGTTTTGTCTTAAAGTCATCTCTAAGATCAAAATCATTCTCTTCATCACTATCATCAAAATCATAATCAATATCATACTCATCAACAAAAAATGGTCCACCAACCTCTTGAGCCTTCACTGGCTCCTTGGTCTTCCATATTTGTGGAGGGAGTACTCTAGGATTATGTATCTTATGATCTCCTTGCTCTTTACCCTTCTTATTATATTCAGCAGAGCGTGGCTGAAAATAACCTGAAAATGGTCGATAAACGTAATTTCGACGATTTATTTGTATAAATCTTCGACTAGTATCTATCTTACCATTTGCATTAATTAAACCAGATTTGGGTGCCTGGTCATCACCAAATAAAAATTTTGACGAATTAAATCGTTCAAAGTGAAAGTTTGTTACAACCTTCGATAATAAATTTGTTTGCTTAGACATTGTTTTAAAATTTGTAACATTCTCACTTTTATGTGGCTTATTGCAAAAATTCTTGAAACCCGCTCTTGCTAGGGGGTCGACACATTTTACGATATGTGCATCGTCACTAATACTTGAAATAGAATCGTGATTTCTATCGGATGATACTTTACTATCAACTGAAAATAAGTTTTGTCTCGAGTTTAAGGTCTCCACCTTTAAATCATGATTACTCATGATTAAATCCCTATTGTTATAGGGCCTCGGATAACCGGATTTAAATCTAATGTTTTGCATTAGCCTCGTAAACTTACGGATTGAAA